AGAGTTTGGGTAACGCAAAAGAGCCAAGTCGTAAGCACAACAACTGACGGCAACGGATACGTTAACACCATTACAATGGGCGTTGACAATTCTAGTGACGCTTATAAGTTGATTACGGTTACAGGCAAAGACTACACTCACAACGGTGTTATTGAAGGCGTGATTGGTGATAACACCAACACATTCAACCACAGCGCAGCGATTAAAATCTTTACAGCTACACCTGCTGAACGTGAAGCAGTTGAGACTTTGTTTAAAGCAAAGGATTTGATTGTTATTTTCCAAAACGAAAACGACCAAGTTGAAGTCTACGGACTGGACAAAGGTTTGAAAGCATCGGCATTCGCAGGTGGAACTGGAACGGCTTTACAAGATGACACAGGAATGTTGTTGACACTTAGCGGTGAGCAACGCTACTTACCAAAATACTTCTTGAATGGCGGTTCTTTGGCTACTTCAATCGCTTACTTGGATAACATCAGCGCACCAGTAGCTTAGTCTTCTCGCTCCCTTAGTTGCATAAACTTTAGCCACTTTCGAGTGGCTATTGTTTTTTAAATACTTTAGTTATATTTGCCTTATGGAAGTGAGAAGCCTATCTTTTTTAAATGAGTTGAATGAGAATGTAATCTCAAAAGGTAGCGTCAACAATGTAAGCGGAGTTACTATCCGATATTACTACACACTAATTTTCAACAAGAAATTAAAAGGTAATTGCAGTTCATGCTTAGTTGATGCGATGGTTTCTATGCGCAAATATTATACGACTAACATAGCGAAGTACAATAGTAGCGATGCCGAGATTTTAAAGGTAAATAAATACGCTTTGACTAAAGCATTGATTGAATTTAAGGCGCAGGAAAAATATGAATTATGCGAGTTTATAAAATGTAGGATTGATATTTATAAAAAAATAATATGAAACAGACATCAGTAGACTGGTTATTTGAGAAACTATGGGAAACACCTAAAGATAAGTTGACTTGGCATTCAATACTTGAACAAGCGAAACAAATGGAAAATAAACAGACAGCAGTACAATGGTTAGTTGAAAAAATACAACAAGCCAACCCTTCGTTTAAGTTTGATGCTTTAATAAGACAAGCCAAAGAAATGGAGAAGGAGCAGATAATTGATGCTTATGATAAAGGCGAGTTTAATCAAGGGTGTAATGAAGATGCAGAACAATACTACAACGAAAACTATAAGTCAGAATGAAGAAAACAATTATAACCCGAAGCGCAAACGATAAACTTTACAGCCTTGCAAAATCATTATGGCGTGACGATAATACGTTCGTGAGGTTGCAACAATTTACAGGCTTTCATGGTGCGCTGACCTACTTGCTTCACATACTTGAAAACTACAACGGCATAATCGTAAACGCTGACGAAGATTTCTTTGTGACCAATGAAGACTTAATTGACCAAGTAATTGCTGACATGATACGAAATGACTTTGCGTATTGTGGTGTTCCCGATAAGGGAGTGATTAGCCATAGAGACAAGTCATTCTTCCACGTCAATCCGTTCTTTAATGTTTTTAACGTGGACATGATTAAAACTAAGTTGTCAAAATTTGACCAGTCAAAAGTTTATGACTACGCTAACCAATGCGAAAAGAATGGCAATGTAGATGAGCCGTTTGCAGGGTTATTCTATTGGTTACATTTAAACTTCAAACACGCTAACTTTACCAAGATAACTTCAACAGATGGGATTAGCACCGTGATAAACATCAATGACAAACCTATTGGCATACATTCATGGTACAGCCGAGAGTATGGCAAAGACGTGAAGCAGACGGAGCGAATTGATAAGTGCCTAGAGTGGGCGATAATTAACCGAAATCAATGAAGCTAATAGTACCATACAGAAACAGACTTGACCACCTTAAACAATTTGTGGAACACTACAAAGGGTTTGACATTTTAGTAGTCGAACAAGCCAATAACGAACTATTTAATCGTGGCAAGTTGCTGAATATAGGCTTTAATGAGTGCAATGATAAAACGGTTTGCTTCCATGATGTTGATTTATTAGCCGAAAGCCTAGCGCATTACACACAGCCTATTTATGGAGCAGCCCACTTTAGCGGTTTATGTGAGCAGTTCAACTATAAAGTACCTTACGATACTTGTTTTGGTGGTGTAACAGCGTTTACAGAAGATGCGTTTCTAACTTGCAACGGCTTTTCAAATAATTATTGGGGATGGGGTGGCGAAGATGATGACTTGTTTACCCGAACAAAGCTAAACAACATCCGCACCAAATTCGAGTTACATAGATACAAGTCTTTGAAACACGAAAAACAACCCATTACAAGCGAATACAAAGCGAATAAAGAGCGATTGAATAGAACACAGCACACATGGGAGTTTGATGGCTTAAATAGCCTACGCTACAAGATAGTTGAACGTGGGGAGATTTGTGGTGTAGAACTAATTAAAGTAGATTTGTAAACAATTAAACCCAAATATGATACCTCAAAAATTTAAACTAAAAAAAGACGTTGGTTCTATCGTATTCCGAGCAGGAACGCAAATAGTGTCTATCAACAAAGAAACTCAAATTAGCGAAGAACTTTACAACTTGTGTTGCAAGTTTGGCAAGTCGCATTGCTTTGACATTATGGGCGAAGAAAAAGGTCAAAAAAAAAGCCTATCAACATCCCAGTTCCCAGCGTCTTTATCAACCTTGAACGAAGTGTCGACAGACGAGAGCGATTTACCGTTAGTGCCAAACAAGAGGCTAGAGGATGTTTCTATTCCACAGCCAAAGAAAAGGGGAAGACCCTTCAAGTCGAAAGACTAATTGCCGTTGATGGTAAGGAAATAGTTTCACCGATACAAGGTGTAACGAATAACGAATATGCTTGTATTCAAAGCCACTTAAACGCTATTAAGTTAGCCAAAGAAAGAGACTATGAGTGCATTGCTATTTTCGAGGATGATATAACTTTCGTAAAAGATTTTAAGCCTAAGTTTGAAAAGTATTTGAACCAGTTGCCAAAAGATTGGCACATCCTTTATTTGGGCGGTTCGTTTGGGCGTAATCCTTTTTATTTTAATCAATATTTTACACAACAAAACCAAACATGGGGAGCGTTTGCGTACATCGTACACAAGAGAGCGTACAACAATTTAATAGAAATCCTTTCGTGTCCTAAAAAAATAGTAGATGGTCACTATATTGACTATCAAAAAGTGCAACTTTGCATTAAGCCAAACGAAGGGTTAGTGATACATCCAAAAGGGTTTAGCACTATCAAAGAAATCGAGGTTAATTATAAAGGCATACAATGAGCAAACATACAAGAACATTCAAAAACATTTTGCCAGTCACTACTGAAAAGAAAGGTGATGGCTATTTTCGTTATGGATGGAATGACAACTTGCCTTTAGAATTAATCGAGGCAATTAACAATAGTGGCGTGGCTAAGAAAGCCGCAAAGAAATATGCTGAGTACATCCAAGCGGATGGATTTGTTTCACCAGTTGCATCTGGGTTCAAAGTGAACTCAAAGCAAACAGCGGATGAAGTGTTGGGAATTTTAGCAATATCATTCAGTTACTTTTGGAGCGCAGTTATTCACGTATCAAGATTAGGCAATGGACGAGTGGGCAGAATTGAAGTAATGCCAACGCAGAAATTCAGACGTGGAATAAATGGAACTTGGTTTTATAATCCAACTATCGGTGAAGATAAATACGAAAAGAAAGCGTGGGTTGAGTTGCAAGATTTTCAAGGCGAAGTAGCTTCTTTTGAGGCGATGGATAACAACGTAAACCACTTCGGTGGACGTGGTGAAATCCTTTACATTTACAATGGCAATCCTTTTGATAGTGGACACTATGCAATCCCCGACTATTTAGCCGCATTTGAAGACTTGAAAACGTCAAGCGAGTTAAGTAAGATGGATTACGAAGCGGTATTGAATGGCTTTGTTTTGGGTGGTATCATGACCTTTAGCGGAGTAAATGAAACAACGGAGGGGCAAGATGGATTAACAGACCGTCAGCGTGTGGAAGAAGCAATGACGCAGTTCACAGGGTTGCAGAAAAATAAAGATGGATTGACTTCACGTTTTGGAGTATTGGCGCACTTTGTTGAAACACCCGAACAAGCACCAACGTACACAGCAACAGACCCAAAACCAATACTAGAAGCATCAAACACTAAGCGTGACATTATCGAGCGTTCTATTTGCCGTTTGTGGGGTGTGCATCCAGTTTTGTTAGGGTATGCAGAGGCAGCAGTATTAGGCAACAAAGATGCCATAGAACAAGCACGAGGAGAATTAAGAAATGCAGTTAACCCAGTTCAAAGAATGATTACAACTGCGTTCACTTCGCTTTATGGTAAGACTATTGATTGGACGATTTCAGAGTTTGGTGTTGAAGTTAATATCCCAAGTGAGGGCGATAGAATATTAAGCACACTAAACAGCCTTTCTCCATTGTTAGCTACTAAGTTAATTGACTTGATACCACAAGATAAATTATTGAGCGCATTTGGAATTATTGCCGAACCTACTAAACCAGTTACTGATGTTCCCGAATAATAAAGCATGGATAAGCGTAGTGGATATTACACCGTTCTTTGCGGTGTTAAGCCCGAATACACCAACAGCACAGATAGAACAGCAAGTGATATTAGCGCAGACGTTGGACGTTAAGAACGAACTCCCGAAAGAATTAATTGAAGATATCAATAACGCTATACTAGCGAACCCACAGCAATACAGAACGAATAGAACGTATGTTGAGGGTGATAAAGTTTTTTACAATGGCGTTTATTACATCGCATTAGATAACATCGCAGTAAATGAAGCACCACCGAGTGCAGACTGGGGCGATTATGAGTTGATGAACTTCTACAATGTATTTGTCAAGCGTTGGTTAGCAGGTTGCACCATGAAGCGATATATGCCTTACTTAGGTTTGCATGGTACGCAATGGGGTTTAGAGCAGTTTCAACAAGAGGGGTTCGGACAAGTAAGCGACAAAAGACGTGCGGAGTTGCTTAATTCAATAGCAGGTCAGACAAGCGCATACGCAAACGAAATGATTAACTATTTAAACGATGTTAATTGGACACTTGACGGTGTGGTTTATGAGCGTGAAACGCTTTGCAAACAAGTGAAAACCAAATTGCCATTCAGCATTATTGGTGCAGGTGTGAAGAATAGAAAATATTACTTTGACGAAAACAATAGACGCATAATATGGGAGCAGTAAAACAATTAGTGCAAGGTGAAGACTTGACCATTAACATTCAGTTAATTGGTGAAGATGGCGAACCTATCCAAATAAGCAACTGCGAGGATGTTATTCTATACCTTTATCAAAGGCGTGAAAATATTTTAGTTGAAATAGCACTAAATGAAATGGAAGTTGTGAGTAGTTTATTGGGTAAAGTCAAAGCGATTGTTTTGGGTGCAAGTTCTAATTTTATCGCAGGGCGTGTGTATGCTGAAGTAGTGGCGAAAGTAGATGATGCTGACTTTGACGCAGGATTTAAGGTCAACAAAATAACCGACATTGTATTATGTGATGTAGTAAATTCGGTTAGCAATGATAATTGACATAGTTTGCACCTTTAGCGCAACAACTATACAAGCGGAAACAAAAAGCGTTTCACTTGTTTTGACGTTCCCAGCTACTCAATTACCTAGTAACATTTGCGAAGAGGTTAGGGATTGTTTAGGTATTAGCGAAAGTGGCGAAGCGGATTACTTTCTAAACGAGCAAGGCGATTGGGTGCAGGTGCAAGGCGGTGGAGGTGGAAATCAAACACTAAACGAAGTATTGGTAGAGGGCAACACTACAGGAGGTGAAGATATATTTGTCAGCGATGGGGATGAGATATTTTTCGACAACGGTTCTCGAGTAAGAAAGGGCTTAACCGATGCAGGGAACGGTGGCGCAAAAGGAGTTGCGCTAGTTTGTTCATTGGATTACGAATTGAAGTGGGAAGCAGGGCGTTTATACACCATGCAACAAGATGGGTTCACCATTCGAGAAGTGAGCCATAACTTCACATTTACACCAACGGCAAACGATGACGATACTAAAGGCTTTGTAATTGGTTCACGTTGGATTTTAGACAACGGTGATGTGTATGTTTGTAGTGATGCTACAGCAAGTGCGGCAGTTTGGGCGTTGCAAGTTTCTAGTGTTCCAACACTTCAACAAGTTACAGACGAAGGAAGTATAACAACTAATTTTATAACCGTAGGCGATACGGCAGGGATTTATAGCGAAGTCGCAGATAGCTATGTGGGAACGGCAAATGATACAAATGACACTTACGCCTATATTGCTTCGGATGGTTCTTTAGGTTTAGGAAACGGAACACACGAAAGCAATTTAAAAAACACAGCCGCAACTACTACTGGGATTATATTAGAGTTCCCGAATAAAGCGGCAGGGAGTTACACCATTGCCACAACGGATGAAATTACAAATGGCACAGTAACATCGGTAGGGTTAACAATGCCAAGCGCATTTACCGTTTCAAATAGCCCTATAACTTCAAGTGGAGATATAGCGGTTACAGGTGCAGGGTTAGTTAGTCAATATGTTAGAGGCGATGGAACATTAGCTAACTTTCCTAATTCAACAGGTGGTGGAGCTTCGCAATCATTTTATTTGAACGGTTCAGTAAGTCAAGGTACATTTGGCGGTGTAGCTTTCAAAGAAATGGATAGGACACCTATCTTAGGTGCAGGGACTGACTTTACTATAAACACTAACGGATATATTCAATCTTTTATCACAGATGCAAATGTTCCAAACTTACTAGAGATACCCGCAGGAAATTGGAACTTCGAAACATATTTCAGCGCATCGAGTGGCGGTGGTTCGCCATCTTTTTATCTTGAACTATACAAGTGGAACGGAGCAACACTATCTTTAATTGCATCTAACTCGGCTACTCCCGAAGGTATCACCAACGGTACTGCAATAGATTTATATGTGAGTGCTTTAGCAGTTCCGCAAACAGCACTATTAGCAACCGATAGATTGGCAGTTAGGATATATGTAAACAATAGCGGTCGCACGATTAAACTTCACACAGAAGATAATCATCTTAGCCAAGTTATCACTACATTTTCAACAGGCTTAACGGCTTTAAACGGACTGACTGACCAAGTTCAAAACTTCGCAGTTGGTACAAGTGGAACTGATTTTGCGATTAATTCAGCAACAGCAACGCATACATTTAATTTGCCTACTGCAAGTGCAGTAAATAGAGGTGCATTAAGTTCAGCCGATTGGTCAACATTTGATGGGAAACAAAACGCTTTAGGTTTTACGCCCGAAGATGTGGCGAATAAACAAAGCGCAGTAAGCACAAATGCAAATCATTACTATAATGCGCCTTACATTAATTCTGTTTTAGTAGCAAGGATATTTATTGCATCAGATCAGACAACAACATCAAACGCAGCAGCAAACATAACAGGGTTAGTGACTGCAACATTAGCGGCAAATAAAACATACATAGTTCGTGGAGTAATTGCTGTGACATCGGCAGCTGGTGCGGCAGGTGGTGTACGAATAGGAGCAACATTGCCAACAGGAGCGACTAGTATTATTTTTCTAAGTGGTAGAGGTAGTGCTACAACTATGACACAAGAAGCGTCAGTAGATGGTGCATTGCAAACAACGGCATCAAACAGAATAGCGGCTTCAGCAAGTGATTTAATTGTGAGTGGCAATATAACAACATCGTCAACAGCAGGGACGGTTCAATTTAGATTTGCAAGTGGTACGAATTTACAAAGTAATTCAGTAATAGCGGCAAGAACTTACATCGAAATATTTGAGAAACTATGATAGTAGTAACAGCAATAGAAACGAATGGTGGATTTGCTCCCGAAACAATACCGAGTAGTTTTGTTGGTAGCCTATTTGATGGCACTAACTTTATTTATTTTGAAACAGCACAAGAGCAAATTGATTATTTAGCTAGTTTGCAAGTATGGAACAAAGAAGCGCACATTGCAGAAATAAACGCTTTGCATGAGGAAGAATTTAAACGCAGATTATTTAATGCGGATTATGTAGCTGAGTGGGAATTGAACGCAGTTTTAGCAGATAGCGAAAATGAATATTTTGATGAAGCGATTTTGATTATTAACTATTGGTGGAATGGATGGGATGCTATTAAAGCATACAGCGAAACGGTAACAGAAGAAAACTTTATTGACCCTCAAACATTCGTAGATAACTTATGATAGATTACAAACTACTTTCTTCAAAATACGGTGGACTGGCTTTAGCAGCAGTATTGACTTATTTAGCACCATTACAATCAACATTGTTTTTAGTTGTTGCAATTAGCGTTATTGACTTTATTACAGGCATTATGTCGGCAAAGACAAAGGGCGATTTAATTACATCCAATAAAATGATTAGAAAGTTTTATGCGGTGCTATCTTACTTTTTAGCCATACTGATTTCTCACGTGATTGGCGGTTATTATGGCGATGCTGACTTTATGGTCAAAGCGGTTGTGGCTATTATTGCGGTAAGTGAATTGCAAAGCGTGAGAGAGAATATAAAGGGCGTTACTAACTTGGACATTCTAAAGCCTTTAATTAATATGCTAGAACGCAAATCAGAATAGCTATGCAGATAAGCAAATATGTAAGCCTAAAAGAAGCAACGAAAAGCGATTACGCTATTCGCAAACAGATTAACAACATCCCAGATGATGGGCAGTTGGTAGCCATGAAGAACGTAGCGACAAATGTATTTGATAAAGTTCGTGAGCACTTTGGCAAACCGATTGGGATTAGTTCTTTTTTTCGCTCCAAAGAAATAAACAAAGCGATAGGCGGTTCAATTAATAGTGACCATTGTAACGGTTGCGCCATTGATATTGATGCTGACATTTTCGGTGGAGTAACGAACAAACAAATCTTTGAATTTATTAAAAGCGACTTAGAATTTGACCAGTTGATTTGGGAGTTCGGAGACAGCAACGAACCTGCATGGGTTCACGTTTCTTTGAGGGCAAACGGAGTTAATCGCAAACAAGTTTTAGAAGCCGTTAAGATTGGCGGTAAAACACATTACAGAAATAAGCAATGAAAGAGCACCCTTGGATAGTGGCAATTTACGCCATGTTTCTTTTGATATTGTTATTTGCCAGTCTAAGCTATTGCGGTGGGCAAACTGACGCTAAAATGGATGCAAGGGATATTCTAATCGAGCAACAAAACGAAGAAATAGAACGGTTAGAAAGTGCGATTGATGTCAGCCAAGCGAACGAACTAAAAGCAATTAAGAAAGCCACAGGATTGAAGCACGATTTAGAACTTAAAACATACAGCTATGACAGCCTTCGCAAAGTTAAACCGAAAGTTATTTACCGTAACCTTAATGTTAGTGATGATAGCCTCACAACTATTTGGGCAAGTCAAATCAGATAGCATACTCGTAAGCCGTTTAGACTTAATTAAACAAATCGAATTAAACGATAGGAACAAAGCGGAACTAAATCACTCGAATAAAGTCATTAGCGTGGCAGATAGCGTAGTTTTTTCTTCACGTAGGTATATTGCCTCACTAGATACCGTTATCGCTTTAAAAGACGAAACAATAAGCCTACTCACTTTGGCTAAAGACATTGCCATTGATAATCGAAACGAGTTGAAGAAACAACTAAAGCTACAAAAGCGGAAAACATTAATTAAGTCGGTTGGATGGGGCGTTGGTGGTGTAGGTTTGGGCGTTATTTTGGGCGTTACTGGCGTTATTTTAGCCAAATAATTATTTTTTTTAGGGTATTTTTTTAGTCTGTTTTCATTGTGTAATTGCTTTTTGCTGAAAAAAAAGTTTAAAAAAAGTTTAGAAAAAGTTTTTTTATTCAAAAAGTGCTTTTATATTTGCACTATAATTATTAACCAAAACAAAAACAAACCTATGAAAACAAAACACACACAAGGACAATGGACAGCAGAAAAGGAGAATAAGAACTATTCTATATTTTCAGACAAAATGTATATAGGCTCTATTTCATCATCAGACGTAGGAAGCGAACAGGCAGAAGCTAACGCTCAATTGATAGCTAGTGCGCCCGAATTGCTCGAAGCATTACTTGCAGTACAAAAAGATTTAGAGCAGTTTAGTTTATTACCATCTACTGAAAATTTAATAAATAATGCAATCTTAAAAGCAATCAAATAATTAACTAAACCAAAACCAAAAACCAAACCTATGAAAACTTACAGCTATTACTACAACGGACAACCAATTACTAGAAGCCAATTTTTGCAATCAGTACCAGATAATTGGGAAAGTGAAGTAATTGATGGCGAATACTCAAACGGTTATTACAGAGCAGTAGAACGAAACTAATTATAAACCAAAACCAAACCAAACTATGAGCCAACTACAATCAAGGCGTGACAAAGTGCAACGCCTAACAAACCAAGCGTTAAAAGACAAGATGCACCACAAATACATTCAAGGGGTGTACATCCTAAACCAAATCGCAATTCGCGAACTGCAATTATTTTCTAATCGTATAAACAAACTAAACCATGCTAACTAACAAACAACTGAAAGAACTTTGGAGCGACCTCACAAAGTACAACGTCACCATCGCACAAGTAGCCAAAGCACTAGGCGTAAGCGAAACAGCCGTGTATAATATACTAAACGGCAAAACAAAGAAAGCGCACGAAGCAATCAAGCAAATGATTGAGATGCGAAACGAGGCGAAAACATCATGGCTAAACTTTTTAAATTCTACGAAATGAGCAATACAACAATCGAAGCATATAGCTACCTAAAAGACAGAACAGAAAGCGAAGTCGAAATGGCTTTGACTTATTTTAATAGCCGAATACTAGCGGCAAAGAAACACCGTACAGGCAAGGCATGGCTACCCGAAACGCTACCAATGATGGAGCAAGGTGCTAAAACAGCGATGGAGATTTTAGATAACTTTAAAAAATCAAAGCTATGAAGTTTATCCTGCACATCCTAAAGAATTGGAACGAGGTTAATCTAGTCATTCAATTACTTATTTATGCCGCAGTAACAAGCGGAGGAATTGCTTTGCTTTGTTGGCTGAAAGGCATATAAAAAAGGGCGGTAACCAGCCGCCCAAATTCTTAACCAAATACCCTATGAAAAAAAGTATTAATGCAAAACTAAACAAATAAACCAAACTATGAAAAAATTTGAAATCGAACTAAACGGAAACCTTTACTGCGGATGGTACGAAGTACACGATAAAGGACTATTCTTGCACAACGTTACCAAGTGGTTACAAGATGAAACCATCTCAGAAGTCAAAAGTCCATCGGAATTAAAGCAAGTTGAAGAAGCGATTGAGAACGGCAAAGATAGCGATGACATAGCGGAAGAACGCCAACAGATTTTCTTTATTAAGAACGGACGAATGACATTGAGGGAGTATGATTGCTAACGGTTTGTATTGGCGAAGAAGCGGACTTTTACCACTAAATTTTATACGAAGTATCAATGTTGATGCTACTACAAATGTTCATACGAAGCACTAAAACCGCTTTTTTGCCAATACTTTGTTATGCGTTCGCCTTATTTTTTCGTGTTGATTTTCAGTAAGTTAGAAACTATTTTAAAAATAAATCAAAAATACTTTGAAATAAGTTTGCAGTTATCAAAAAGGGTTGTATATTTGTATCAGCAATTAAGCAAATAACAATTTAAAAAATAAAAAAATGAAATACACTTTAGTAAACGAAACAGCAACAAACGCAATGAGATTACAGTCTATTGGTAACGTCTTAGGAACTCCTGCAAGTGAAATCAAAAAAGGAGATATTTTAATGTGGAATTTCGGAAGCAAAGGAGAAGTTTTAGAAATAATAAACGAAACACCAAAAACAATAACTATAAAAGAAAAAGAAGTTGGTGCTTCTTATGTAGGAGAAAGAAAAATGACAAAATCAAGATTAGTATGCATACTAAAATAATGAAAAAGAAGAAAGAAACGAGAGGGGGAAAACGCCCCCTCTCTGGTCGTAAAAAAGCACCATACGAAACTAAAACTATTGCATTTCGTGTCCGATTAGAATTTGTCGAACCGATTAAGAAAATGGTTAAGGATTATGTTTCGGAGCGTCTGAAAGGTGACGCATAACTCTTAGATATGTGCAACTAGATGAACTCAAAACCCAAATCGAATTAATCCCAAAAGAATTTTGTCCGTTCTAAAAATAAAGTTTAAAAAAACTTCACTTTTAATTTATTTTTATATTTTTGCATCAACTAAACCAAACCACTATGAACAAACTACAAATCATTCAAGAAATACTAGGCGATAAATTTACGCCAATAGTAAGCTGCTCAAATGTTGAATTTTACTACGCCAAACCGAAAAACGGCACGTGGGTAAGTTCGTACAGTTTAAACGATATAATCAATAAAGCAAAATCTTACAACGTAAGAATTGCAGTTGATTTCTACTACGGTCAATTCGATTTCTTTTTTAACAATTAAACCATAAACAAATGTCAAACAAGACTTACATCAACGGCTTATTCATTAAGTCAAAACAAACTACTTTCGGTGAAGTGGTGAGCGTATCAATCAACGCTAAAACATTAATCGAAGAACTAAACAAACACACGAACGCCAAAGGCTATGTGAACATTGATTTGCTTAGACGTAAAGAAGCAGACAAGAACGGTAATACACATTATGCGGTGTTAAATGAGTGGCAACCAAAGCCACAACAAGATAACACAGCAAACGGCAATGCAGACTTTTTGAATGAACCGCCATTTTAATTATTAACCAACCAAACCAAATACTATGAAAAAGTTAATCCAAATCCAAAACGAACTCAAAGTCCCAAAGGGCAACGTCAACAAATTCGGTAATTACAAGTACAGGTCAGCAGAGGATATACTGGAAGCCGTGAAGCCTATTCTACTAAAGCACGAATGTCTACTAACGCTAACCGATAGCATCCAAGCCATTGGAAGTAAGTTGTATTTAGTGGCAACTGCTACTATTCAGAACGAAGAAACGGAATTATCAGTTACTGGCTTTGCGGAACTATCCGAACACAAAGGCATGAGCGCAGAACAATGTACTGGCACAGCGTCAAGCTATGCAAGAAAGTACGCTTTAAACGGTTTATTCCTAATTGATGAAACAGAAGCAGATGCAGATAGTAACAATATGGCACAGCAACCATCTAAACCAGTTACAAAACCATTTTTAGAACGTGGGACGATTGAGTTCACCAACGTAACCAACGCTTTACTACAAGGCAAAGCAACGATTGACCAAGTGAAAGCAAAGTTCCAGTTACTTGAACCAATGGAAAATGAATTGTTGAACCTAAAAGTTAAGAAATAATGAGATTTATTTTGTAGAATTAATAGATTTTTTATATGTTTGTATCGCTTATCACAGACACCATGTCCTATATTATTCATACTAAAAATATACCGAGTGCAGTTGCAACTTTCCTTCTTGGGTCTGTTGATAAGCCTTCTGCGCTCGGCTTTTTAAAACATGAAAAATCATTGGAGCAGTAAACCTATTACTTATTTAATTGATGACAACGGATGTCATAATTGCAATTCTCACAAATCAGACGGTGGTTATCCCAGAAAAAAGGTTAACAACAAAACTCTAAAAATTAGTAGGATAGTCTATTCTGAATATTATTTGAATAATGGGAAAATACCAGATGGACTTGTAGTTAGACACAAGTGCGATAATAAGCAATGCATAAATCCATTGCATTTAGAGTTGGGAACTCAAAAAGATAACATAGATGATATGTTTAAGCGAGGTAGAGCAAATAAAGCAATAGGCGTTAATCATGGTCACAGCAAAATAACAGATGAGCAAACTATTGAAATATTTTATTCAACGAAAAAAAACAAAGAAATAGCTATTGAGTACGGAATAAGTGAATTTAATGTAAGTTTAATAAAAAGAAAAAAGCAAAGAACTAGAATAACTAAAGAACTATGAGAAATTTATACCACATTGACCAAGAGTTACAAGCCATCAATGATGAACTAATCGCATCACAAGGCGAAATATCAGACGAATTGTTTAATAAGTTAGCAATCACTCAAACCGAGTTAGCCGAGAAATCGGCTAATTACGGATTGGTGATACTATCCAACGAAGCAGACAGCAAAGCTATTGACGCTGAAATAAAGCGATTAAAGGCAATGAAAGACGGCATTGATAGTGCAACTGCTAAACTAAAAGAAACGATTGGTTTTGCCATGCAAAAGTACGAATTGAGCGAAGTTAAAACGCCATTAGTTAAAATGTCTTTCCGTTCATCAAAGTCGGTACATATTAGCGATGAAAGTTTACTTGATGCTAAATACTTTGACTATAAACCAACGGTAAACAAAACAGCGATTAAAAGCGATATTGAAAGCGGTGTGATAGTTGAGGGTGCTACTATTATTGAAAAGCAAAATCTGCAAGTAAAATGAGTTACCGTAGAGATTTCACCAAGCCATACCATGTTGAACTAATTGCCAACAAGAAAGCATTTGAAATGCGGAAACTAGGCGTAGAATGGGATGAGATAAGAAAGACTTTAAACATTTGCTTTGAAGAATTAAGACACATTATTACTAACTATAACCAAATAAACCAAGCCAAACAAAATGACCGAGCAACAGGAACAACACCTCAACCAACTGACAGCTTCAATCTTTAGACAACTATACTACTCGAAGATGCTGAACATTGAACACGAATACTATTTAAAACTAAGCGGAAGTAGTGGCGTTAAAAACGTCCTGCACCGTTTGAAAGTTGCCTATACCACAGGCGTTAATCAATTACTTTCCTACGTTGGTATAGAAAGCCAAAAGCTAATCCGTGCCGAAATCGAAAACAGCGATGAGAAAATAAGGGCGGTGACCAGCATCAACGAGCGTTTATTTTTCCTTCCGACTGATAAGGTTTTGGAACTTGAAAAGGATTTTACTGACCTAATCAAAGTGAAGTATTAATGAGAACGGTCCGGGTATTAGTTGGATGCGAAGAAAGCCAAGCCGTAACTATTGAACTACGCAAACTAGGAATTGAAGCATTTAGCTGTGATATTCAACCGTGTAGCGGTGGACACCCTGAATGGCACTATCAGCAAGATATTTTTGAAGTATTTGAACTTGGATGGGATGCTATGATTTGTTTTCCACCTTGCACCCATTTAGCCGTTAGTGGTGCAGCTTGGTTTGAACAAAAGCGAAAAGACGGACGGCAACAGCAAGGTATAGACTTTTTTATGGCAATGGTTAATGCACCGATAAAACACATTGCAATAGAAAACCCTATCGGAATAATGAGTAAAATCTACCGAAAGCCCGACCAGGTTATTCAGCCTTATTATTTTGGTGATGAGTTTCAAAAAACCACTTGTTTATGGTTAAAAAATGTTCCTAAATTGTTTCACAACTCAGCACCTAATTTATTTAACGAGCCTATTACTCATGTCGGTAAAGGAGAATTTTTTCAATGGACTGATAAAAAAACTGGCAAACAAAAAAGACAGCCGAAATGGTATGCAGATGCGTTTATGTATACTAAGGAAATAGGCAAAGAACGTTCAAAAACTTTTCCCGGCATAGCCAAAGCAATGGCAAAGCAATGGAGCGAATATTTAATTAAGGTGAAGTATTAATCTTTATTTTTTTTTATTCAATAATTATTTTTAAATTTGCAAATGTATGTGGAGATACAATTATAAACTTATTGCCTCATTGATTGCCTTTGCTCCACCACTGGCATTCTTTGAGGCACTTTTATTTTATGGCAGATAATAAGAAATCAGTCGTTTTGTATGTGGATTTGATACATACATTTGAGGCTTTGGAAGATGCGGAGGCAGGTAAACTCATCAAACATTTTTTTAGATACGTTAACGATTTAAATCCGACAGCACCGGATAAGTTGACGCAAATCGCATTTGAACCAATTAAGCAACAACTGAAAAGGGACTTGGTGAAATGGGAAAATACCAAAGAAAAACGAAGTGAAGCAGGTAAAGCAAGTGCGAACAAACGTAAACAAAATTCAACAAATTCAACAAGTGTTCAAAGTGTTCAACAAACTTCAACAAATTCAACTGTAAATGATAATGTAAATGTAAATGTAATTAATATAGATACCTCACTACGTTCGGAACAATTTGAAAAGTTTTGGGAGTTTTACGGTAAACACGGTGCAAAGAAAACAGCAAAGCAAAGGTTTATGAAACTAACAGAAACTGAAATGGAGGCTTTGCGTAAACACTTGCCAAAGTATTTAGACTCAACACCGGATATAAAATTCAGAAAACACGCTGAAAGATACCTTTCTTCAAAACTTTGGGAAAATGGAGATATTGAAAATCTATCTAAACCAGTTGAATATTGGACAAACCCATTTGATTATTGGAATAGAGATTTGACACCTGAAGAATGGAAGCGAGTACCACCAGATAGAGTAGAAGGCAAAAAAGATAACGATATAAAAAGGAGGATGGGTATATGATTTGCACCGTTTATAATAACATACAACACATAACCGAGCCTAAACTTTACGATGTTGACGTTGTACTTGGTTGGATAAGAGATTGCCGAATTAAGGACAAAATAGAAAAGTTGCGAAAAACAACCGACCTAGAGTTAAACCGTAAACTAAAGTCGGAACTTCCTTCCATCGTATTTGCAGGAACATTTACAAACCGAACTGATGAACATTGCGAAGCACTAAGCGGATTGGCAATACTTGACTTTGACCATTTAGCAGACGTAGAACAAACCAAAAAAGAATTAGCCAAAAAGCCTTACATCTATGCTGCATTTGTTTCGCCAAACGGTGATGGAGTAAAAGCACTAGCACGAATACCAAAGCAGTTTGCAAGGTTTGCCGGGTATTATCGAGGACTTCAAAAGCACCATCCCGAACTTGACCCTAAAAATAAAAACATAAGCCGAGTTTGTTTTTTATCCTGTGACCCGAATATTTACATCAATAAAGATGCTATCGAGTTTACAGAATACGTTGATGAACCGAAAAGCGCAGACCGACCGATTTACCACAACGAAATAAAGATTGAGGACACTAGCATAATAATCCAAAATCTTTTTAAGTGGTGGAGCGGTAAGTATCAAATGACAGCAGGAAACCGAAACCATAACATATTTGTTTTGGCATCAGCCTTTAACGAGTACGGAGTAAGTCAACACGAAGCAATGTATTTTTGCTATCAATACCAACAAGAGGATTTCACCGAAAAGGAAATTGAACAAACGGTAAAGTCAGCCTACCGGAAAACAAACCTACACGCTACCAAAGAATTTACAGCGGTTGAAAAGTTAGCAAACTATTCACCAAAAGAAATACCAACGCAACCGGAAGCGGAACTATCTTTGCCACAACAGATATTTAATTCAGCATTTGTTGATGTGTCTAAAAAGTTAGACTATCCGAAACCTGCTATTTCAATCGGTTATCACACCACCGGAGGCAATAACTATCCAACTTCATTTGGTACTTATGGCAACTTTTCTGCAATAGTCGGTGCATCAAAGTCACGAAAAACATTTTTCAAATCGCTTTTAGTTTCGGCTTATGTTGGCGGTCAGTCGGATAGATACTTAGGTCACATACAAGGTCACAGAGATAGTGGGCAGTTTGTTATTGACATAGACACCGAGCAAGGAGAATGGCACGCTCAAAATGTTTTTAAGCGTATTCCTAAAATGTGCGGAGGTAATCCTGATTTCTATAAACCGTTTGCGCTTAGACCTTACAGCCACTTAGAGCGTATTCAGTTTATTGATTACTTGGTGTATGAAAGTCAGTACAAAGACAATATCGGTTTAATGGTGATAGATGGACTTGCCGACTTGGTTGCAGATTTCAATGACTTGAAAGAAACTAACCTATTAATTCAAAAGGTTATGAAATGGACAGATGATAAGAAATTCCACTTAATGACTATCATACATCAAAACAGCTACACGAACAAAGCAACCGGACACTTGGGAAGCAGTATATTAAAAAAGGCTGAAACCGTTTGCAACTTGGCAATAGTTGATGATATGGCTCAGGTTACATTTAGCTATACAAGAGGCTTCCCGATTGACAAAGTATATTTTAAAATTGATGAAGATGGATTGCCTTTTGTTGGTGATACACCACCACCTGCGCCAAACCTAAAAAAAATTGATAACGAAAAAACACCATTCTAATGAAAGCAATAAACACACACTTTGATAATTTATACTTCCGGTCACGTTTGGAAGCACGTTGGGCGGTTTACTTTAACTCACTTGGTATTGAGTACATTTATGAAATGGAAGGTTTTGAGTTTGACGGTTACAGATACCTGCCGGATTTTTATTTTCCAAAGTATGACTTTTATGGTGAAGTAAAGCATGAGCACTTTGGCGATGTTGATGTGGACAGATGGAATAGCTTTGTAACCAATATTAAAAAACCTTTGATTATTTTTGACGGGATGCCAAGCGCTAAACCTTTAAAGTCTTTATTTTGGGAGGATGGAATATTGTGCGAATATCAAACAATTCCATTTTGTAATTTAATCAAAGAAAGCTTTGGTTATTTCTTCTATGCCGGAGGAGATGAGGAATTTGCACAATTTGAACCTTACAAAAGCGCAATTAGCAAAGCACGTAAAAAACGATTTGAACATGGCGAATAACGAAAGCAAACTCCAAATTGAATGCGTTAAATGGTTTAGGCTGCAATATCCAAAGCTAACTATATTTAGCGTTCCAAACGGAGGTAAGCGAAATGCACTAACAGCCACGATTTTAAAGCGTGAGGGCGCACTTGCTGGAGTAGCTGACTTGTTTTTAATGTATCCTTCCAAAACCTATCACGGTTTATTTATCGAAATGAAGTTTGGCAAGGGAGTGCAAAGCGAGGCGCAAAAAGAATTTGAGAAGCAATGCAAGTTATTCGGCTATAAATACGAACTTTGTTATACATTCGATGATTTTGTTAGAATAGTTCAAAGCTATTTTTATAATTAATTACGGTAAATTCGCCACAATTAAATAAACAAACTATGGTTCTAACTAAAGAAATCCAAGAGTATATTCGAGTAAGATACGAAAGCACCCAAAACATTACTCAAATTGCGGATGAGATTTTCAAGAAGTTTAAGATAGACGTTAAACCAGAAAGTTTTAGAAGAGAGGTCAGCAGGTTTATAAATAAGGCAAATCTTAAAAAACAAAATAGCGAAATCAAAAGGCTATTCTTTGACATCGAAACAAGTTATTACATTGTGCCTACATTTCAATTTTGGAAAGTCAACATTAATCCCGATAACATTTTAAGGCAAAAGAAAATTATCTGCATAGCCTACAAATGGCAGTACGAAGACAAAGTTCACGTTCTAAAGTGGGATAAAAACCAAGATGATACCAAACTAGTAAAAGACTTCATCCAAGTAATTAAACACGCTGATGAGATAGTGGCGCACAACGGTGATAAATTCGACATCAAGGAACTTCGCACAAGGGCAATCTTAACTGGCAACTTAATGTTCCCTATTTATCGCACACTTGACACGCTAAAGAAGTCACGCCAATACTTTCGCTTCGCTAGTAATAAACTTGACTATCTCGGTAAGGTGTTGAACGTAGGACGCAAACTTGACCACGAGGGCATGAAGTTGTGGATTGACATTTGCGAACATAAAAATAAGGCTTCACTAAAAAAGATGATTGAATATTGTGTTCAAGATGTGGCAGTTTTAGAGGATGTTTATATGGTTATGTCACCGTACATTTACCACAACACGAACATGGCAGTTTTGAAAGGCGGTGAAAAGTGGCATTGCCCAGAATGTGCGAGTGAGAACGTGCAACTATCACACACCGATGCAACGGCAATGGGTTACATTAAACGTCACATGAAATGTAACTCATGCCGAAAGTTTTATAAAATATCCAACCGTAGCTACATTCGGATGCTCGAAAACATTATGTTCAAAAGTATTTCTAATGTTTAACATGAATTTATTATATTTGCATAAATAATATAAACATGGATAGACTAAAGCAAAATGAAAGGCAAAGAGAGTTAAGACGATTGAATAATAATGCCTACACAAAAAAATACGAAAAGACACCAAGAGGATTTTTAATGCGACTTTACCGAAATATGCAAAGTAGGGTTACTGGGGTTCAAGTTAAAAAACGCCATTTGTATCATGGCAAAGAATTATTATCGAGAGAAGATTTTTATACTTGGGCATTACATGGTAATGAAAGGCAGTTTTTTAATATGTTCGAGGAATACAAAAATAGTGGCTACGATAGAAAGTTAGCACCAACGGTTGACAGAATTAATTCTGCAAAAGGTTATACTTTGGATAACATGAGGTGGTTAACCCATTCGGAAAATAGCAGACTTGGTGGATTGCACAGAAAGAAAAACTAATAAGATGGAACAGCTATACCAATGGACTTTTCAAGTGTTAGATTACAAGAACTTTGAAGGCACAAACATTGTGGTGTATGCACCAACCTACAAAGATGCACTTCGGAAAATACGTGATTTGAAATTGCCGCAGCTATTGACGTTTGATGAAATTGAAGATGGGGTGAAGTTAATCCAAGTTTATGAAATGGATTTAGAACAAGAAGAATTATCCGAACCCGAAGAAGAATGATATAATGTGCATTATGCCGCACATTTGCGGTTAATGAATGATTAAACCAACTTTACTCAATATGTTGAGTAATTTTACTCAAACTAACTAACGGAATTTATGAAAGAAATAACATCAGAAGTTTATTTGGAAGATTGTGTAAAGGCATTAAAACGCTTTAACGATAACCATTTTGATTTAGCAATAGTTGACCCGCCTTATGGCAATATTGATGCAATAGGATTGATTGATAACAAGAAGAAAGGCAAACAAGCGACTAAAAGAACAAACTATAAACTGTTTGAAAATATTGCACCTGATGATGAATACTACTGCGAATTGGCAAGGGTATCTAAAAATCAAATTATTTGGGGTGGCAATTTTTTAGGGCTTTGCGGTGGCGTGATTGTGTGGCAAAAAAATGGGACTGCATTTGGCGAAGCGGAGGTTGCGATTTGCTCAACTCATAAAAGCGTAAAGGTTTTTGAATATACTTGGAATGGTATGATACAGCAGAATATGAAAGACAAAGAAATTAGAATACACCCTACTCAAAAACCTGTTGCTTTATACGATTGGATATTGCACAATTACGCAAAGCCAAATGATTTGATTTTAGATACTCATTTAGGAAGTGGAAGCAGTAGGATTGCAGCGTATAAAGGCGGGTTCAACTTTGTAGGCTTTGAGATTGATAGCGATTACTTTAATGCACAGGAGAAAAGATTTAATGAATTTAAAAGCCAATTACGTTTATTT